CACATAAGTTCTCCAAATAAATTATTAAGACCACAGAAAATTAAATCTCTAGGTCGTGTATTTAAATCATCATAAACATAGTCTTCCACTAAACATTGCATTGATTCCAGTTTACCCGTGTATCTAAAGAAACCATTTTCAGACATCCAGTAAGCCGCACCATCTACTTCGATGGCTGCATTCTTACCAATCAATCCACAGTTCGTTCCGACTTGTTCAAAAGCAAAGGTAAAAGGTCTTCCCACATAACGCATTAAATAAAGAGCTGTATCGGTCCATACATATAAAGCATCCCGACCTCTTAACGATCCCATGATCCGTGATCCGTCAGTCAATCTCTGTGTACCCGCAGTATTAATTGCACTTGGTGTATATTCAGTTAGGGATTCTTGAGTTGAGAAACGAATAAACATATTATCTTGAGTTGTTGCATCTTGTAGTGTGGTTTCTGTGCCCAGAAAGACAACGTGACGATCGGGAGTTGAGACAATCATGTGTCGTGATGCGGTTGGAACTTCCGTTCCAGTAATAGCGGTCGCTCTTGTTGCTGTAGCTCCACTTGAAGACGCATCCCATTCAAAACATCTTCCATTATAAATCATCGCTAGAACGGTTTGACCAAAACTATCAATAACCCATAAGCCTGGATCAATAGTAAAGTCAGCACCTGATGCTTCACCCCATCCAAAATAACTTGTGGTATTCGTAACGGTTGCGCCATCGGCATGAGAAGCTTTAGAAGTTCCTCGTTGTTCTCTCGCCCCTCCACTTAAAACATTCGTTGTCGTGTTATTAGAAGTAAAACTAATTTCTTCAGTTCCAATTAAAATATAACCCGGATTTGATCCACTGACATCAGTTGGAAATTGAGAAGAATCAGCTAAGGTAATACTTGTAACAGCATCATTAATGGCTCCATCTAAAGTTGAAGTTACTGCGGGCGTGGCTGTTCCAGCCCAGTTTCCAGTACCCCATCCATGACCCGCTGCTTGTTGCACAGGGCCCACGGGATAATATACTTGAATTTTAATTCCACCAGACGTAGAAGCACCGGATCCTCCTTCGTTAGCATCCATAGTAATGGTAAATGTCGTTGGGGATGGCACCGAAGCCACCATAAATTTTTTATCATTGAAATCGTCCGCATCATAATTTGAATCTGTAATAGTTGAAAAATCGCTGAAGAGAACAATATCTCCTTGAGATAATCCTAAATTGGTAGAAGTAGTAATGGTGACTGTGGGAGAACCATTAGTCGTACTGAAAGCATTGGTTTCAGTTGTTGTGGATTTAATCGGATGAATATCATAAAACACCCCTCCACTATATGCATATAAAATTCTGTTCGTACCAATGATAGAATATTTAGTTCCACTATTATTGATTAAATGATGTTGAGCTCGGGCCGCTCCAACCATAGTATCATCGCCGAGCTGTTCCCAACCTCCTATTTTTTCTGGAGTTCCATAACGAAAACGAACATTGGCTCCTCCTTGCCATTGAAATTCTCCGCCTGTTGGGGTAACTTGTTTATTGAATCCTGGTAAAAATCCTATCTTTTGTAACATAAAGTTCAAAATATACTAGATTTTATAATATATCAACATTTTTTAAAATAGGCTGGTAAACCAGGATGAGGTCTACCGTCCCAAAGATTGGGATTTTTTGAACTTTCTTGGTTATAATGCAGAAACACTTGCACACAAAAATTACCTAAAAAAGGCTCTCTCCAGTGTTCTAATTCACAACCATGATACAACAAAATATCTCCAGGTTTTAAATCAACTTTGACCTCTTTCTTATTTCTTTTAATATAAATAGGCCAGGGATCTCCACCTAGATTCAGAGTGCCTGATATCTCACAAGACATTCTATCCTTATGTCTTTTTAAAATATCTCCTTTTTTATAAATTCTTTGATAAGAATATGTTGGCACTAATTTTATTTTAATTTTTCTCTCTATCTCAGGTCTTAAAACTTGTAACAAAGTATCCATGGCTATATCTCCATAATGATTATAGGTCGCCGATACCTGGGAATCTCCAAACCCTCCTAAGATGGTTTCGTTAGGAGAGACGTATCGTGTCTCTTGCATAGTTGATAAGACTTTTCTTTTTAATAAAGAATACCCCATTAAAAAGGTCGCTGAATCAGGGGTTATGATATTTTTAAATAGTAGATATTTGTTTTTCTTAAAAGACATTTAATAAACTCCGTATGAAAAAATTATTCTTTATTGCCAACTTTATACCACGTTTTTCCTTTTATTCCAACTATATCAGAGATAATGAACTATTAAAAACGATAACAGTTTTTCTTTTTTTAGTTTTGTTGGGTTTTGATCTGTGTAAATAATAAGCTGGAAATGTGATAATATCTCCTTCTTTTGCATCAATATTCTTAAAATCTTTAAATTCAGTAATCATATCTTTGTTTGGTAATTCAAGAAAATAAACACTAGAAAAATTACAATTTGGATGGTTATGCCATTCGTGAGAGCTATTTGTAGAGTATTGTTGAAACCAATAATTACCAATCATAACTTTAACATGTTCGTTACCATAATTAACTTTCATAGATTCAAACCAAGGATTTAATAGTTTAGAAAAATAATCCCAATATTCTCTTGGAAATAAAGAATTAAAATACCAATCTGATTTACTTATATTATCACTTCCCTTAACTCTAGAAGACAAGTTAGGTATTGATTTAATTAAATCCAACAAAATTAATTTATGTTTTCGGTGATCTGGAATGGTAACTTTAGTTATCATATTTTTAGAAAACTATATCAGACATAATTAAAATTAATTACCATCCTGTATTTAGTGTCAGTGCTAGACATACCACAATGTTGAAGTTTACTATCAAACACAACTATTTGATTTTCTTCCGATTTAATTATTTTGTTATTCTTAAACAACGTATACCCATTGTTAGTGTTAACATAAAAGATAGCAGTTTTAGCACCCGGTGTTTCATTATCTATATGCCATCCTGTTTGATGAGGTTTTTCTGTGTAAGGTCTGAGATTAGCTTTAATTCTTATCAAAGCGTGTGGATTTAATTTTTTAAGAATTGGATTGAGTATATTAAAATAAACATTGCTACTAACATTATAGTTTATGTAAAAAGTATGGGTAAACTGAAAGTTTCTTAAGTATGATTTTTTATTCTCTTCCTTTCCGAATTTGAGTCTGTATGAAGGCAGCTTGTAAGTATTGGGAGTAATATCATGATTACAAAACCAAGGGAAAGCAGGGCTTTCTAGGGTTTGTTTAATAAGATTTAATTCTTCTTTTGTTATGTAATTTTTAATTACTTCCATGGGTCAAACTTTCTAAAAAACTCTTGTGACTTATCCACATACTTCTATCCTTAAGTCTTTGTTTTTGAAACTTCATCTTAGACTCACACCATTTCTTAAGCTCTTCTGGTAACATTTCGTATTCTTCTTTTATCTTTTGTTTATCAAAAAATCCTATTTCTTTTAATATTAAAGAATAGTTGTTAGGATAGAATAAACAGTATTTACTTTTAAAATCTATTTGCATAGGAAGTCGGTTTTTCCAAATAGCTAAATTTTTCTTTAAAGAGTCTGGCAGCTTTAGTTTCAACTCTTTCCAAAAAGGCGAGTCTTTTTTATCCACCATGTAATGAATAATTATATAATCTCTAACGTTCTCTATTAAATATTGAAAGTCTTCGTTATAGTCATCTATGATATGTTGATCATAGTTTAATAGCATGTGTATAAATAAAAAGCACTGGTTGATACCAAAACCAATTGATGTTGCTTCTAGCGGCTCTACAAAACTAGAACTCAAACCTAAAGCAATACAATTCCCTTGCCAAGGTTTATCTAAACTTCCTGCTTCAAATTTGATATTGGCAGCTAACTTAATTTTAAATCCTAAATAGTCTTCACATTCTTTTTGAGCTTCTTCAGCGGTGATATATCTATTATCAAAGACATATCCATTTCCCCATCTTCCTCGCACGGGAGTTCTCCACATCCATCCTGCCTTCATGGCTTTGGATAAAACATAGGGAGTATATTCATCCGTATCCGGGGTAGGAAAAGCAATCGCCTGATTCACAGGTAAATATTCTTTATAAGATTGCCACTTAGCCCCTAACTTAGAAATTAATAATCTTTTAAAACCTGTGCAATCAACAAAAAAATCAGACACGTGTTCTTGCTTGCCTTTCAGTTTTATAATTTTGTTATCTTTAACAATTATATCTTCAATCTCATCGTCAACAATTTCTATACCTCTCTCAGCACATTTTTTTAATAACCATTCGTTTAGTTTAAAAGTATTAAAATTAAATTGATTTGTAGGTACAGCTTGAAAATAAACTTTATTTTTTAGAGCGAAGCTGTCGGTGTATTCTTCTGATTTTAAATCATAAGCTATTGCGTAAGCCATGGCTATCGAATACTGACCTGCCTGCGTATCCGTCATAAGACTATTTAAATTATTAAAATAATCATGTTTCGTCCAATCTTTGAACAACACCCCATACTTAAAAGTTGCCCCGGTTTCTCTTAAACACTCAAGATAATTTAAACTACAGAACTGTAAAAAATAGTTCCAATGTTCTGTGGATGCCTCACCCACTCCTATAATACCTATCTTATCAGACTTAATGATCTTAACTTTCATAGTTGGGAATCTTGATTTAAGTATTAGGGCTGAAGTTAATCCAGCACTACCACCGCCAACTACACAAATAGATTTCATCATTTGAATGGCACTCCTAAGTTCCAAACCACCAGACTATATCTGGTCCCTTTAGTTATAGGCGTAATCCTGTGATAAATAAAAGAAGGAAAAACACTTATTGCACCTTTTTGTTTCGGGGCTTTATAAATTTTTAAAGTCATGTCCTCTTTTAACTCAGCTAGTTCTAAGTCTCCGCCTTCATAGTCATTAGGATCGGCCAACTGACAGGTGACTGATAGCTTTCTAATTTTACCTTTCCTATACCCTCCTTCAGGATAAGGATCTGAGAAACTATCTCTATGCCATCCATAAAACTGACCCTTCCTATACTTTGTAAATTGTATTTCTTCTGAGTAATCCCAATCAAAATTCCATTCGGCTCGTTGGTTTGCAGTGTTTATAAACGGAAGTATCTCTCTATGAATCCATGGTTCGTTTAACCAAACAATGTCTGACTTTCTTTTCTTTTTAACTTTTTTAAACTCGTCTTTTGATAAAGGATCTTTTGTAGGATCTCTATGATTGCCAACTATTCCTGTTATACCTTTTATGGATTTTTTCTTAGTAGAGAAGTCTATGACGTCCTTACAAAACTTGTCGCTGAGAGCCTCAGGAAAATGCCAAAAGGTGTGTTTTAAATTCATTATCTAGCTCTGTAAGTAATATTAATAAAAATGTTTGGATCTTCTGATAAATTTTCAGATATAAAATATCTTAATGTTGACGGCATTATGATGAACTTATTATTTTTTATAGGAACTTGATGTAATTTATTAATTCTTAAATGATCATCATATTCTATAACGATAGAAGAAGACTTTTCCGTAACGTCTACACAATAGATCATCGTGTAGTTTGATGAATCCAATAAGTGATTAAGATTTAAATTATTACGAGAATAAGATTGTTCTAAATGTTCTAAGATATTAACATAATAATCTTTTGGCTCTAAAACCAACCCTGCTTTAATTTTAAAAAAATCTCTTATATAATCTTCTACAAACCTTAACTCAGGTATATATCTCATTAGTTTATAATCTTTGTGCTCCCAAGTATTTTCAATAAAATGTTTTCTGTTATTTAAAACATATCCTTGAACAGCCTCTTTCTTAATTTTTTCTCTATCTATTTCGTACCCTTTAGGACTATCTATGGTTCCTGTGTAAATGGCCGTTTCTGATAATATTGTCTTTTTCATTTCTATAGTATATATACACGATATAAAGTTATAAGCAAATACATGAAATATAAGGTACATTACGACATATTATCTCCTGCCGAAAAAAGCATTTTGCTTAATATAGTTAAAACTAAAGTATATGATAGGGGTAAAGATTTCCCTGGTCTACAAAGTGATTCAGACTTGCATTTCAATGTAGCAACCCATCCATTATTAATAAAGCTAGAAAAACACATTCCAAAAAATTCAACTATCTCTAAATGTTGGGCAAACTACACAACAGGAAACTTTAAATCTTGGCACACCCATCCAGGTACATTTTCAATTGTCTACATGTTACAAAACAAATCAAAACTAGGGACGGTTTTAAAAAATGAAAAAGAAGAAATACAGACTATCTGTCCAGAAAACTCTTGTGTTATATTTGATAACTCTATCACTCATAGCTCTCCCTCAGCGAATTATAATTTAGACAGATATACAATAGCAATGGACTTCGAATGATTTTATTGGCTTCTTTTATTTTGTGGTTAATTTTAGTTTTAATTATTTACAATCATGTGGGTTGGAGAGAGATAAAAGACTCTTACTCAATGTGGAGGCACAAAAGTTATTGGAAAAAAAGATACAATGTTGTTGAAGCTATGGCTTGGTCGGGTAAGTTGTTTGTTATTCTCCCTGCTATATTTTTTCAAGTTGAAGTCTGGTGGGCCCACATT